GATATTCAGGGACATGGGGAATCTACCCGTTGAAGAGGTTCAAAAAACTTTTACTCCATTTTTTGTATAATGGTAATTAATGACAATAACCCAATTCCAGCTTTGGCTGGAATTTATAGGATAACCAATTTAATTAATGGAAAAATTTATATTGGCAAATCATTGAATTTATCAAAGAGGCTTCCCTTGTATAAATGGGAATTATCTTCCGTGAAAAAAAGATTCCTCATTAGAGCTATGATAAAACATGGCTTTGAAAATTTCAAATGCGAAATAATGGAGCTATACCCCACAAAAGATAGAAGTTTTAATAAATACCTGCTTAATCGAGAATCTTTTTGGATTAAGTTTTACCAAGCAACTACCCCAAAATATGGATACAATATATGTGAATATGGAATTGATAGGACGGGGTGTAAGGCAAGCGCGGAAACTAAAGAAAAACAAAGAATCGCTCATTTAGGAGAAAAGTCACACACATTTGGCAAGCATTTAAGTCAAGAAACCAAACAAAAGTTAAGCGATGGACGTTCTGGCTCAAAACATTGGTTTTTCGGCAAAAAATTTAAAGAGGAACATCGGCGAAATATATCTTTGGGAAATATGGGGAAAACAATGCTATCTAAGAGAAAAAAAATAAGACAGTTAGATAAAATAACAAACGAGATTATTAATGAGTGGAATTCTGTTTTCGAGGCCGCTAAATTTTTGAATGTTCCAGCGAAACACATATCTAGAGCGTTAACTGGGAAAAGAAAATCTTCAAATGGCTTTAAATGGGAATATGTCGAACCATCAAAATGTAATTCCGATAGTTAAATTGTGACTTTCAAAGTTACTTTCCCAACTTTCCGCGCCCGCGTGTAATCTTTTTATATGCCGCGAAAATACACCAAGCACAAAGCCGACTACTGGAACCAACTCTCCCAACCAGAACCCGCCCCAATTCAAAACTTAGCCGTCGCCTCTTGGGAACCCCAAACCGCTGGCGATCCATTCTACACTTCGTCTTCCACGCTTCTAACCAATGTGGCCAAAGCTGCTATTGCGGGCCGAAGCTCGCCCGATTCTGGCGCAAGCACAGGTCGCCGAATTAATTCCGCCGCTTTAGTAGGCGTTCCCGATAGATTCGCCGCTATTCGGGCGGGAATGCTCCCATACGCCTATTCACCCACAAGCGATTGTGTTGACGTTCGTGACGCTATTGAACTCTGCCAAAAAGCATACGCTAATGTGGCTGTTTTTGCTAACGCTATTGACCTAATGAGCGAGTTTGCCAATACGGAACTCTATTTTGAGGCTGGAACTAAAAAAGCTAAAAAATTCTTCGACGCTTGGCTGAAAAAAATCAAAATCTGGAAAGTTTGCGACGAATATTTCCGCGAATATTATCGTTCGGGTAATGTTTTCATTTATCGCGTGGACGGAACCTTTGATGAAAGTGATTATCGCAAGCTAATCCAAGTCTATGGGGCCGAAGATTCTTTAGGCGGCAAAAATGTTGTGCCGCTTAAGTATATCTTTCTTAATCCATTCAATATTGTAGCTAAAGCCTCAACCACATTCGGCAATGACCAATACGAGCTTATCCTTTCCAAGTATGACCTTCTGCGACTAGCGAATCCCCAAAACGAAGACGACAAAAAAATCGCTGAAAGCCTGCCAAAAGAAGCAAAAGATGCTCTCGCTAAGAAAACTTGGCAAAGTAACGGCATTCGCATTAAACTAGACCCAACTTGCCTAGTTTCTAGCTTTTATAAGCGCCAGTCTTACGAACCGTTTGCCATTCCATTCGGCTATCGTGTCCTAGACGATATTAACGCCAAACTAGAGATGAAAAAAATGGACCAAGCAGTTCTCCGAACGGCGGAAAATATGATTCTCCTAATTACAATGGGCGCAAAACCAGAAGACGGCGGGATTAACCCTGCCAATTTAACGGCGATGCAAAATTTGTTTAAAAACGAGAGCGTTGGCCGCACGTTGGTTAGCGATTGGACCACAAAAGCTGAATTTATTATCCCTGACTTGCAAAAAGTTCTTGGGCCAGCCAAATACGAGACTCTGAATCGTGATATTGCCGAGGGTTTACAAAACGTTATTATTGGTGAAGAAAAGTATGGCAACACGCAAACAAAAGTCCAAGTATTTCTTGAGAAATTGCGCGAGGCACGAAACACTTTCCTAAACGATTTCCTCCAGCCCGAGATTAATCGTATTGCCAAAAATCTAGGCATGCAATCGCCGCCCAAGGTGACGTTTAAGGTTACAGATGCCAAAGACCCAACTCAAATGTGGCGTGTGGTGACTCGTATGATGGAACTAGGATTGCTAGACGTTAAGACTGGCTTGGAAACTATCCGCACGGGCCAATTCCCAGACCCAGAGGGCGAAGATTTCATGACTCGTCAAGAAGAGTATGTTAAGGAACGACGCAAGGGCCATTGGTTGCCGTTGAGTCCCGTGCCTGTTGTTTCTCCACCGCTGGATACCAATACGAAATACTCTATCGACAACCAAAAATCGGCGGAAACAGCGCCACCCAAGGCTACCAGCAAGAAAAACATGAAACCGTCTGGCAGACCAAATGGAGCGAAAACTGCTGTCGCCAGCGTCGAAGATATTAAAACAACCGTCTATGCCACGGAAAATCTCTTGTCCTTTATTTCGGCCAAAATAAAAGAAAAACATAAAGTTGAATCGCTTAACGAGTTCCAAAGCCAGATGGCAGAACGCTTAATGCAGTCTGTGGTTTGCGCTACTGAACAAGCTGATTGGGAGAATTTGGCCGCTGAATGTGTGAAAGACCCTAATAAAATCGGCGGACTAAGTGTTAGGCCCGAGATTTTGGAGGCTTCTGTAGAGCACCAAATCAGCGCTTACGAGGCCGCCCTGTTGGTTTGAAGGTTTCCTTGCTAAGGATTTAATGTGGTGGTATTTCATAGCTACCGAACCCAAATGCCCAACTTTTGGCCGTCTTTTGTTACTTCTAATTGGAATTTGTTTTGGCCGTTCTTTTTTAGGAACAGAGAATAATCAATTAACGCTTCTAGGGCGCTGTTCGCATGAACGGTTGAAGTTTGGCGGTTATGGGTTAGGGTGTATTTTTTCATATTTTTGAAAAGGAGCGCCCGCCTGCGGATTTCTCCAACAGGCGAGCGGGTTATTTAGAGGGGTGATTCTGCCGAAGCCACGTTTTTATTTTTAAGGGTTTAGTCTTAAACCTTACAAACCACGCTTTTCAATTTTGCCGTGTCAGTCTTTACAAATCGCCGAAGACTTTCACGCTTTATCGAAGGCGATAGTGAAGTATATCGGCCTTTCTCCCTCCTATAGCCAAATTATTCGGCGAAATTTACCTGCGTTTGAGCGTTGAAGGTGTCGATTTCGTCTTGAAGGGCGTTTGTTTTCTCTTGTAGCTCAACCACTTTTGCGTCCAGCTTCTCCCGATTAAGATGGGCTGTCCACATATAGGAAAGCTTTTCTCGGTTGGAGCCAATGAGGGTAAGCTCTTCACCCTCCCTTGAAGGGATGGAATTGTAGAAGTTGATTTGGGATTTTGTTTCGGCCAAATCTGCCAACTTTTTAGAAATTGGCGCGGAAGCTTCATTGACCGCTCCCTTTAGAGAAACGAGTTTTTCGCGGGCAGTTTCCAGAAGAGAAACGGTTTCTGCCACATCAACTGTCGAAGTGTTGTCGTTTCGGCGTGAGTTTTCGCGCTTAACGAGTTCTTGGAGACGGTTGACTTCGCCGATTAGGCGGTTTTTTACTTTTAGGGCTTTGCTGATGTTCATGGTGTTTTAGGGTAGTGGGAATATAAGGGAGATTGGGCCGCTGTCAAGAAAAATCTTTTGGATCAACAAATTTTGGAGTGAACATTCCTTGCGTGCATCCAACTACGGGGATTACGCTATTTGGATCAGCGCTTACATCTGCCAAAGCCACTAGTTTTTTATACCAGAACTTTTCAGAGAATCCCGCCTTTGCATCTTTCGTGCGAACCAAAAGATGGTATCCGCCGCGAGTTTCTAGTAATTCGCACTTGCCATCAACAAGATTTACGGCCTGTTTAACGATTTCGCAGTCCTTGGAGTCAACGTCAAAGTCGATAAACACCTTTTGGCCGCAAGTTCGGTGGATTTCTGACATTACTTCCTGATGCGGGTTAGAATTTTTGCCAGAGCATTCAATTACTGTGGCTAATACCTTGATGCTGCGAGGGACAGCCTTCCACATATCGCGAGGATTCGGCGTAATGTAAAGTGCCAGAGAATCTTGTGGCGCTGGATTTCCGTCAAAATTATACGCGCCGAAAGGGACTTCCAGTTGCTTAATTTTATCGAGCATTCTAGGTTTGTCGCTCAGAAATCTTTTTAATTGAGCCTTATCTGTTTTAATCCACGGAACAGTGTTATTATATTTTTTTCTAGCGAAAAGTGCCAAATAAAATTTCTCATTCGGGCCAAGTTCGGGCAACCACCCAATAAAATTCTTGAGGGCTGATTCGTCTGTGATGATTTGGTAGCAATCGCGGGTCATGTTGTTAATCTACAACCATAAATCAGACCTGTCAAGGAGCAATTCGCCGCGCAAAAAGAAAACAACAAACAAAACTACAGAGTCTCGGCCAAGACCCCTCCTCTCCCCATGCAGAAATGGGGATTTAGAAAGGGCGACCTTTGAAATTTGTTTATCCTCGTAATCAAACTTGCGCCTCCAACGAGTCTTCCGTTTTGTAAAGCGGCGGAGCTAGGATTCTCACTTCCTGCCATAACCGCTAAAATCGTGTTTGAGGCTAAACTAAACGATTAGAAAAAGCAAAAGGCTACCGTGTGAGAGGGGTTACGGTAGCCTTCGCCAGTTGAACGAGAGGAAGATTGCTCCCCCTCTCACAGGACAACTATCTAACGAGTATTACACCAGAATATTTCTTATTTCTAAAACTTTGCGTGTAATAATTTCCATACAGCATGGAGAATTTTGCCCATACGTCTATTTTTGAGTCGAATGTTTCTTACGGCGGGTCATTTTTTGAATGCCCGTTTTACTCAAAAGCCTCACTCGAAGGTCTTCGACCGCTAATTCCCTCTTACGAAATCGACCTAGATCGGAACATCGACCTTCTTGCTTTCGCCGCAAATGCCTGCGCCGCTGGTTACGCCAATAAAAACGAGGACATGCTTGAACCAGAAGCCGCAATTGGCACGGTTCAGCTTTGGCGGAACAAAATGGTTAACGCTAATCATAATCGTGATAAAGTTGTTGGGCATTTAGTTACCTCTAGTTTTAGCTCATATAACGATAATGTTCTTATTTCGGCGGAAGATGCGCTGGCTTCAAAAGAGCCGTTCAATATCAGTGTTGGCGGCGTAGTCTATAAAATCGCCGATAGTGAACTAGCTTCGTCCCTAGAAAGTTCTGCCAATCCAGACAGCCCCCTATATAAGAGTATCAGCCTAAGCCTAGAGATTGGATTTCCAGTTTTCGGCCTAGCTATTGGTAGCAAAAACTTCTACGAGGCAGAAATCATTCGAGACGAAAAATACGTTGGCGAATTAAAGAAATACCTATCCGCATACGGCGGCGAAGGCAAAACCAATAATGGCGAAAAGATTTACCGCTTAATCGGCAAAGAACATCTTCCTCTGGCTGTGGCGTTGACCAAAAAACCAGCAGGTATTATGCCGCTCGGCGCTATAACCCACAATTCAAACCGCGAACCCGAGAAAAAAACAACAATTTCTTTATCTTCCGAAAATAATTTTGATAAATCCCAAAAACCAAGTGTAACACCTAACAAGCATCCGCAAAATATGGAAAAATTTGAACAAATCCTCGAAGAAATCAAGGCCCACATGATTAAAGACAACACCACGAAAGGTTTTGAAGCTGCTATGGCTGACAAAATTCGTGAAGCGTCCGAAAGTTATGTGGCAAAAGTCAACGAGGCTAAGGCTTCGCAAGAAAAGGCCGAAAAAGAATCCGCCGAATTTAAAGCTTCCCAAGAAGCTCTGGTTAAAGATTTGGCCGAAACAAAAGACAAGCTCGCCAAAATTGAAGCCGAAGCTTCCGCCAAATCTGCTGCTGACCTTTTCAGCGCTCGCATGGCTGAATTTGATGAAGAATTCGATCTTGACGCTGACGACAAGCAAATCCTTGCGAGCGACCTCAAAACTCTCGATTCGTCCGAAGCTGCTTTCACTTCCTACAAAGATAAGATGGCCAAACTGATGAAAGACAAAAACAAGAAAGGCAAAGAGGCCAAGGAAAAAGAAGCCAAAGCCTCAATTGACAAACTTGTTGCTGAAAAACTCACTGAAATCTCCAAAGCCTCTACCAAGAAGCTCTCCGACAAAGAATTGGCCGAAAAAGCCCTAGAAGAAGCCAAAGC